CCTAAGTCCAGAACTATAGTTTCTATTATTTAAACAGTTCTTTATATACTGCATTGACTAGAACTGTACAAAGAAAACAATAACTAGGCATAAAAGAAAATAAAAGATATCAATACAGTGCAGGGGTTTTTAATTAATGCATTTAATTAAGATAAGTTAGTTTCACGGCTCGTTGAAGGGATTTTAACTTATCGTGATTTGTCAACATATGATAGCTCTTCATTCAGAAGCATTTGATTCTGAACTACAGTATTCTCATATGTTGGACAAATAAAATGACCGTCAGATTTGTAGCATTCAATCCTATTATAATGGTGACTATCAGCATTATCATTTTGTTGTGAGATCAGTTTATAATAAGATTCATTGTCATTCCAAAATATATCTGACATCTTCTTCGGTTTCATGTGTACCAGGTTAGCAACCCGTTCTCGGACGTAATGCTCTAAAACCCTAATACCATTGATCCAACTATTTAACTGTGAAGTAATAGCCCACCGATGCTCTGGCTTACCGAAGTTTTTCTTTAACTTATGGGTAAAATTCCCTCCGAGGATTGACCTGTGTATATACCTATGTACAACTACCTCATTTGAAGCTGTCACTCCTCCAGTCTTCGACAAAAAGTCAACAACGTTACCCCTCTTGTTAAGTTTTTTCAATTTATACCCTATACCAAAAATACCATCTCTCATCGATAAATATTTATATATAACTGGCTCTAATTTGATCATTCGCTCATCATCAATACAACCAATCAAATCATCTCCTGCAACCTGGTATTTAAGATTTTTAATGCCACATTTTTTCATCAAAAACATAAGCAAAGTTGCGACACGTAATGTATTTCCGAATGTCGTTAGTGTAGGGTGCCCACTAAAAACTGTTCCATTCAAAGTACCAGAACACATTAAATTCCTAGTCTTTGTATAATAACATACAAAGGGAAATTCTGTAGTTAAAACGGCATTTTCAACAAGGCATATCGTCTCATTATCCCATCCTAGCTTTGATCCGATTACTGGTATTAATTTTTTATGTATGTGATGGTCAACAGCTCTAATCCACCAGTAGTGTTGATTTGAATCATGTGCTGATCCGTCCCAATCAAAGAAAAACTGATACGGACTATCATTAAATAGTGTAGTCAGTTTCTTCTCTAAATCATGACAGGTCATTCCATGACAGAAAGGTTCAAAAGTAGCTTTTAAAGCATCTAATGCATTCTTTGAATATAAACCAGCTACACTTCGGAGAACTTGGTCTGGGCACCAAACTGCTCTAGGACGGACATTTTCAGGTGATTCATAATGATATTCATGTGTTTTTAACATCACCTGTAGTGTTAATGGCATTGATCTAGTTCTTCTAAATCTATCAAATCCCTCTTTAACA